CTCCGTAACGAGCTTGAGGGCCACGACTTCCACATCCCGATGGCGACCGGGATGCGTTCGAGCGACATTCGTGACCTGACGGTTAACCCGCGTGGTGTGAGCGTCCTTACGACGCCGTACCTTCAGGGTGACGAGTTCTACGTTGTCAACGTCAACGAGAAGCCGGTCAAGGAGTACGTTGAGCGAGAGATGCAGGTTACGGCCCCCACGGGCGGTCCTGCTCTCGAACCCGGTCAGTTCATCAACTCGACTGGTACGATGGACTTCGGTGTTGCGATGGTCAACCCGCTTGGGGCTGTCCACTTCAAGGGCACCAGCACGAACTACCTCTAAATCGGCTTAGAGGTTACTTTTCTTTTTTATTTATGGCTAACAGCGACACCGAACTTGAAAATGAAGTGCGAGGCTTTACTGGCGTCGAAACGCCCGTTGTTGACGCAGAAGAATTTCAGACGGTACTCTCTGATGCAAAACGTCACATCGAGGTTCGGCGTTCGCTGACTACTGAGCAAATTGACTGGTATGGCGACCAAAACCAAGAAGAAGCCCTCAATTGGGCAACGAAGCTGTTTTTGAAGGTCGCCGCTGGTGAAATAGATTCTCAGACAATTCAGGTCGGCGCGATTGACCACGATACCCTTCTTGCAAAAGACGACAATAGTTACACTATTTGGTATCGGAACATGGAGCGGGCGATTGAGAATATCAACCCGACTCTTTCGTATGGGATTGTTTCCAGCGAACGCCGGTCGTATGGTTCTGATGATGCTGGCGGTCTTGGTGAGAACGCTGAGGTTGACTTGTGAATCGCCGGATTCGGTCTACGATTCACCGTCTTGGTAATGATGTAGTCATTAAGACTCGAACCGAGACTGGAGATAACGAGTTTAACAATCCACAGTCTCAATGGTCAGAGTCCAGAACCGCTCGATGCGTTAGAACGTACCCGAACCGAAATACTCAATATGAAAATCCGGGCGGTCGCTACAACGAAGACCGAGCATTGTTCATCTTTGAACGTAGCGAAGCCCCGGATTCTGGTTCCCGTATTGTCTATAACGGGACTGAGTATGAAGTGAAATCCCCAACGCGATACGACACCCACGTTGCGGTCTTTGGAGAACCTGTTAACCAATAATGCCTGACCTTAGTGTGAATGTCGAAGGAGTCGATAGGACTCTTACTCGGATTAAACGTGACATTCATCGAGGGATGGAGAAATCTGCTGAGACGCTTGTTAGCAACGCCAAAGACAAAGCCCGTCAGGTGATTAGTGAAGAGCGGGCAATCTTCAATGCAGAAGTCTATGAAGGCTTCCGTGATGCTGAAACAAAGAATACGCCCTCGAACGTCCGTGCGAAACTCTACAACGATGTAGAACACGCGGAAGTTCTCGAAGAGGGAGCGCAATTCCTTGAGAATGGGCCGCCCGTTGAAGCTCTCCTTCCGTGGGTCGCGCGGAAAATGAGGGTCGGTAGCTCATTTGACCCGAACACTTACGGAGGATTTCCAGATTCATTCGGTGGTGGTGATTCCGATGATGGAGACGATGATGATTCTGGTGGAAATACATCTGGCGTAAATGATTACACCTCAAATGACACTACAGATTTAGCTGAACTTGGTCTGATTGGGAAAAACAATATAGACCTCAATGACGTTTTCGGCACTGATGATATTTATCTTCGGGACCGGAAAGGTCTAAAGCAGAATTATTTAGCTGAATTTGACAACATCGCCCCGTACATATATGAGGGGATTGAGGATTGGAAGAGTGGTGGCAGTAAAGATTTAAGAGAAACATCTTATTATTCTACTCTTCTTCAGAAATCCCTCAATGTCGATGCTGACGTTCGAGGTAATTCTAAGCAAGTTAGGATTAGGGATTTTGAAAAGAGGATGATTAAATCCCTCAACGATATTTCAAAGGAGTTTCTTGACCGCCATTACGATGATGATGATGATGGTCGCGTTCAAATGTACCGAACCCTTCGGTACGAATCTCCAAAACTCTCAAGAAAAATATGGGATAATCCTTCTAAAGATGAGTGGAACATTCCAACAAACGTTGTAAATAATTATACCACAACTCGCTCAAATCTACAGGGCTTCGACCGCTCGTTACTTCATCAACCTGAAGTTGATATTGAAGATGATGTTCTAATTGCAATTGATGCTCTAATCCATTCTGATTGGGATAGAGAAGGTGAGGTTCATCTTCGTGGAGATTACAACGATGTATTCCGAGCAGACGACCTCGAATTTCAATCTGAAACGTACAGTGATAGCGTAAGTTTTCTCACTGACCAATTTTTCACAAGGGGGAATTTCAACAGTTTCACAGATGAGCAAATGGTTGCTATTGCATCAACCATTCGAGAGATGGGCAAAAATCGAGTTGCCCTTTCGACCGAAGATGGAAAAGACCGAGTTGATAATTTCATCGAGGGGTTCTTAGAACGCGGTCTTGAATCTAATACAAATTATTCCGCTGATGAGTGGATTGAGTGGAGAGGTAGAATCACCGGAAGTGGTGAAGTTCTTGAGTTTGACGGTCGGAGGCGTGGGTATTCTACTGATTGGAACACCTACAATCCACTACAAGTAGAGACTGTCCCCCTCGATGAAACATATGATGGACAACGGGTTGAACTGCTTGATTTAGAAACTGAGGGGATAGTTAGTGCTGAAATTACAAGCCGTAACCGCGCTAAAAACCAATACGTTCTCGAAACTGATTTCGGTGAAGAAATAGAAATATTCAAACCCCAATCTGGAGGGTTTGATAATTATAAAATCATTGCTGGAATAAAGTGGGATACACTGAGCAATGATAAAAAGAGTAGACTCATTGAAGACAAAGTTGATGATGTCGAAATGGATAATTTTGACTCTTCATTTGAAGATGTTATCAGAAGATACCACAAAAGCTTCACACCAGATGGGTTCAAAGATAAAAAATTGTACTATGACATTATGCATGGTACAAAAATAGAAAAATTTGACCCATCTTCAAACATAAGTGCAGACCATATACAGTTTTCAAACGGTTCTCACAGAATGCGGTATAGTGACTCTTCAGCAAGGTCTGTAGTTTTTCACGAAACAATGCATGGAGTGCATGACGAGAAAGGTTTCAGCACAGACCATTATCCAGACGAGAGCTTAAAACAAAAACTATACAAGAACCTTTTCGATGAAGATGGAAACAACATAACATCGGAAACCCATACGATTTCTGATGTTCTTCTTCAAAAAGATACAGAAGACCCATTAGGACTTCCGGCAGATGGGAGTATTCCAGAAGTTATCAAAAAGCGGGTTGAAGACCCCGCCCCATACGAATATGATGAGGTGGGAGTGGATATGCAGTTCCTTGACCCGATTGATGGAAATTTCCAAACGGGAGATAGAATTATTTTCAATCATCCCAGTGGACCTGATGAATCTGTGGGTCAACTTACAGGTATTGAAAAGCTTGACTACGACCTCGAAGGCATTGAGTACGAAGGGGACGCTATCACTTCGTATGAGATTGAAATGCTTGATGAAGAATTGTCTGTAGATATTTGGGTTGATGATAATGGAGAATATGTGAATATGCAAGGTATTCAGATTCTCAAAAGTGCAAGTCAACCTGATGAGAAAATCGACAAGACAATTCCAGATATTGAATTAGAAGAAGAAGGATTCGACAAGCTCATCGAGGCGGTCAATCTGACCTTCATGGAAATGTCGTGGATTGGTTCGGTTATGAAAACTGATGGTAAGTCAGTTCGGGAAGACAGTATGAAGTTTGTCGGTCAAGCGTATTCTGTTCGAGCGGCAAATGAAACATTGACTGTTGTTTCTGAGATTCTGAGAAGTAAAACTCCTACAAATCCTGAGAAGAGTTACATAGGAGAAGCGGATGTAATCTCAATCCACGAAAATTACCCGCACCTTGTAGAAGCTTGGATTGAAAACTTCAATCCCAGTCCTGAAGTGGCTAAGATTCTAAAAGAGCTTGGGTACGACCTATGAAACTGGAGATATATGAACCTCATAAATTGGGGTACGTTATTATGGAGCCATATGAGTGGGAATATAATGGTCGGTATCCTGCTGTGGGTCGATTTCTTGAAAACCGTCCCGAATTTTATAATTACGACGGTGGGCGAGAAGATGGAGTAACTTATAGTATCACAGAAGAAGTAGTTGATGAAGAAGAATATTATCGGTTTGTTACTTCTAAACTTCAAAAACTTGGCGTGTGGGGTACAAAAATTGTTGAGGAATAATGAGTGATGATATACAACCGCTCGTAGACGAGTATGGTGAAGGAAACGTCCAAGCGGCATTTTGGCTTCAACAGCACATCAAGAACACCGGCCTCGATGGAATCGGATACATGGAGGCGGCGAGGAATCATCTACGGTCTACTGGCGAATTTACGACACGGCAGATTCTCAATTCGCAGATGAAGAATAGCTACTGACGCGGATTTTCTCTACGAAATATGCTACCTAAACAAGCGATAGCTACATTTATTAGCGCGATTAACAGCCGGATTCCCCCTCCGGTACATACTGCTGGAATTGAAGATTCCCGCCCAATTCCGGCGGTTATCGTCACTGACATGGCGATAGACGAGAAGAATTATCACAATTCTCATTTTGCTGGTGAGAAATATGATGATAGTGGTAATGTCACGACTCAGGTGTTTAGACATTACTACGACCTTCGACTTGAGTTAGAAGTACGAGACGACGACGAGGTTCAAGCGTTTGATTATCTCGGTCAGTTACAGCAAGCACTTGCGGAAGTTGGGCGTGACCCATGCGGGAGGATTCACGACCACGTAAACGAGGTGAGAGTCCTCGGCTCTGGTGGGGTGTCCTACCAGTTCTACGAACCGACTGAGACTGAGATTAATCAATCAGTCGTTCTTGCAACATTCTACGAATCTCAAGAAGAAAATCCCGACACTCTACAGAGTATTGGGACCGATTACACTTTCTCTTAATTTACTATGGCAGATATTGGCACGAAGCTCGAACCCGGTATTGTTACTGACGTTTCCAGCGCGACGACTGTTTCCACGAGTGGAACGTCGCCTTCGGACGTTGGTATAGTTGGACAGGCAAACCTCGGCGGTGGGGTTGATGAAGGCTCGGCTACTCCGAATGAAGTTTATCTGGTCACTCGAAGCACGGACGCTCGAAACTGGTTTGGTGATGATAGCCTTCTGACTGAGGCGGTCACGGACGCACTGAATGAAGGCGCGTTCCCCGTCTATGCGGTTGCGACTGAGCGACTTTCGGTCACGGGGGAAGACCTCAGCGGTCTATCCTCGACGACTGGTACGCTCGTGGAGGGGCCGGTCAGCGAAGACCCCTCGGACACTACGTTCACAATCGACGGCTCTGAGAAGGAGACAGTCATCGTTTACGACACTCCAGCAGACCACTCGCCTAACGCTGGCGAAGTGTATTTCAATCCAGTCACGAAAGAATTTGAACTGGACTCCGCTCCGAGTGACGCCGACGACACGAACGACACGGTTGATTACGACTACTTCGATTACCCGAGTGGGCATCAGGCCCTCGTTGATGAGGCAAGCGAAGCTATCGACTTCTTCGTTCCTGTGAGCGAGAATCTGGACGTGAAGACCGACGCGCAGGTGAAGGTCGGGAACATGGCTCAGGAGTACAACTTCGCGGTTGCACTCGTCGGTGCTGGTACTCGCGTTGACCCGCTAAATTACACGAACAGCTTCGATGATTCGCGTGTTCAGGTCGTGTACCCCACCCGTGACGGCGACGGAAAGAGTCTGATTGGCTCTTACGCCGGGAAGCGTGCGTCTCTCGGTATCACGACGACGCCGATTAACAAGCGACTCGATGCTGAGAAAGACCTCGCTGTGAGTCTTAACTTGGCCGAGCGTGGCGAACTCATTGACTCTCGCGTTGTTCCACTTGCTCAGGAAGCGGCAGGGGCGCGGATTGCTGACGACGTTAACTCGGTGTCCGACGACAATTCCGAAGAGGCCAACATTCGGTACGGCTTCTCGCGGCTTGTCATTGACTACGCGATGAAGATTGTTCAGGTGAACGAAAAGCCGTTCATCGGTCGCTTGAACAGCCCCGCTGTTCGTGGGGCACTCGAAGGGCTTCTCAACAGCCAGCTAAAGACGCTCGAAAATAGCAATTCTATTCTGAATTACTCGCTGAGTGTTCGGAAGGTTGACGCCACTACTGCAAGTGTTGAGCTTGGCGTCGAAACTGCCAAGCCGCTGAGGTTCATCGAGAACAAGATTGCGGTCGGCGGTGTGCAGTAAACACTTATTTTTTAGAGGTTAATTCATGGCAAACGCTCCTTCTACTGTTGACCGTGTTGAATCGGCGGCGAACATTACGCTGACTATTTCTAAGGGTAGCGACGGGTCCGGTTCTGGTGATTCGGAAATCATGCGGGTTCCGATTTCGCGCCTCGACCGGACCAAGGATATTGAGATTTCCGAGATTCGCCAGTCGTCTCTCAAGGCGAACGGCTACTCGGTCACTTCGATTTCCTTCTCCGGCTCGATGATGTTCAAGGGCGAGCGCGTCCACGGGCCTGATAACAGCCCGATTCGGATTTCCGACCTCCTCTTTGACGAGGAAGACGTTCCGAATCCTGTTTCCATCACTATCACCCACGAGCTTTCGGGCAAGTCTGAGACGTTTCAGGACGTGCTGGTTACGTCGGACGCTTACGAAAGTCAGAGCGAATCTGAAACGGAGACTTCGTTCGATTGGGTTGCGATGGACAAGGAAGAGACGTACCCCGAGTAATCGAGTTGTAAGTTAATCATCCCATCGCTGTGGTGGGAAGTGTATAAGGTCATTAAACACTTAATACGGTATCTTTAAGTGTTTAGTTACCGTCTATTGGGTGTGGGCAGTCGGACGCACGAACGCGCCTGATAGTTGTTGCTGTTATAACTATACTCTATTAATTCGAGTTCATTGAGTGGTGTTGGAGTTCTTACTCTACCCCTCGATGAAGTTGAATTACACAGCATCTTTCGTATTTTATTATTATGACTGACGATATTGAGAACGAAGAGAGTAACGACGTGAACATTTCGACGCTTCGGGAAATGGCTACCCGAGGGAAGAATTACCGGAAAGATTTCGAGGGGGATTATCTTGGTGACACGATTCACCTAAAGCTCAAGCCAGTTATCTCGAATCGGTTCCTCCCGATTGCGGCTCTTCTGGAAGAGAAGATGGACATGGACGCTGAGGATGCTCAGGAAAACCTTGAGGATGCAAAGCAGGACGGTTCCATTGACCCGTCGAACTTTGACGAAGAGTTTATTGCAATCATGTCTGAGCTTGCTGTTCGTGGGATTGACCGAACTGCTGGCTTTGCGAAGGATGGAACCGAGGAAGACCTCCGAGAGATTTTCGCCATTTCGGACAATGAAGATGAGAACATTGGTCTGATTGGTGGGATTGTTCTGGAAATCGCTGAGGCTGTTCTCTCGATTAGCTCCGATGCGGAGAAGGCAGAATCCTTTCGCAGAGACGGGGGCGGCGAGTAGCATAGTCGGTTTACAGACTGAGATGGGGATTGGGATTATCGGTGACGACCAAACTCAAATTACCCCATTTCAGCGGCAGGTGTTTGAGGCAGAAAAAGCGCGAGAAGCCCGAGAGAAGGAGAAGGCCCGAGAAGAGGCTCAGAACGGTGGTAGTAGCGGCGGTCGTCGGAAGAACGGTATGAGTCGTGAAGAAACTGTTCGATATGAGAGCCAAGGGGAGAGGGAAGATGACGTACTTGAGGTTATCTAATGACTGTAAGTATTGACATTGACCTTGACGCGATGGATGCCTTCCAAGAAATAGGGCAGTTGAAACTCGCGCTCAAGAGCCTCGATGAAGACATTAACATTGACCTCGACCTTGATGGTGGACTTGGTGATATACTCGACAATCTCACTGAGACGATGGACGAGCTTTCTGAGTCCTTCAATGCCGACCTCAATGAAACCATAGACCGTCTGGAAGGTCTGGAGTTTGATGATTTGAGTGTTAGTCGGGGAATGGGGAATAGTGGTGGAGATACCGGAAGTGATAGTGGAGATTACGTTCCTTCGGCGGGACAATATTTCTCCGGTGGAGTTTTTGAAGATGATTCAGACGGTCCTTCTGGTATTCAAAAGGCGATAAATAAGTTCCATAGAAAGGTTGATGGATTGGGTGACGCTTTTGAGATTTCTGAAGCTCGATTCAATCTTGGAGATGGGAGCGGTTCTGCTTCTGATGGAATGACCCATCGAGGGATTATTCAGAACGCCGCACGTCGTGGTGGCGTCGGTAGTTTCGGAGCGATGATGGGGTCTGTGGCTGAAAGTGGTCACTTTGGAGATAACCCATTCTCCGGTCGTGACCATCGTAGTCGCGGTCATATGCGTGGTGTCTCTCGTGCTTTCAGAATCGGAGATTCCATTGGAAATCTAATGCCGGATATTGGTGGTAGTGGCCGTGGTGGGATGTTCCGAAGCCTTACCAAAGGTTTCCGAAATCTCAGCAATATGGTTGAAGGCACAACGAGTGCGTTCAAAAGCCTGATTCCGAATATGCAGATGTGGTGGCGGCTGATTGCCGTTGCCATTCCTGCGCTTGGTGCCATGGCTGTTCAGGCACTTGGCGTTGCATCTGCGATGGGTGCGATGGCTGTTGCTGGTGCTGGTGTTATTGGACTCGGCCTCATCGGTCACGGAGACAGTATGGCGGAATCGTTCCGCAATGCTGGTGAAGAGATTGATGAATTGAAGAAGGGTCTGTTCGATTCCTTCGAGCCGACCGCAGACCTCTTCGCGCCGATTCAATCTGAGTTCTTTGATTTCATCCCCGGACAGATGGACCGTGTGGCCCGCTCCATGGAGGGATTGACGGTATTCAAGGATGATATATTCTCTCTTTTCCGAGGGGCGACTCAGTTTGCCGCCGAATTAGTAGACATTATTGTTGAAAATGAAGCAATAATCAGCGACCTGACGGCGACGTTCAGTAAGCTGATTGGGCAAAGTATTCTCAACTTCTTTGAGTGGTTGCTTGAGACGGCTTCTGAGAATAAGCAAATGCTCATTGACCTTGGGGGGATTTTCAAGACTCTCGCAATCGCTATCTACGAGGTCTTCATGATGATTAGCCGCGCACTCATCATGCTGAAACCCTTCTTTGGGATGTTGAGTTGGATTGCTGACTTGCTGAATAACAAGTTCTTTTCGTCGCTTATTGCAATCATCACTCTGTTGTATGTTCTCTCTTCAGCCGCATCTGTTGTGGTTGGAGCGTTGGTGGCAGTTGCGGGTGTTCTCATGACTGGGATGATTCCCGGTTTGAGTGCCGCATTTACTGTCATTCAGGGAATAACGATGCAAATGTTGTTGGCGACGAGTGCGAGTTATGCTCTTGCTCACGGTATTGCAACTGTCATTGGCGCGGCTACACTACTAACTGGTATTGGAATTGCGGCATGGGTTGGTAGTCAGATGATTAGTGGACTGAAACAGGTCAACGACATTAAAAACGAAATGGGTGCTGGAGGTTCTAATATACCCACTGCTGGTGCCGCTAATAATGGCGGAACCACAATCAATGAAGGCGATACTGTGAACGTAAATATGGGCGATGCAGACACTTCTACGATGGAGAAGTTCCAGAGTATGCGTTCTGGAAGCACAAGTCGAGGGCCGACTGGCGGCTCTTACACAGGCGACTGACGTTTCGGTTTTATTTTTTGTACTTTATGCCTCAATCTATATCATTAGAGGATGCTGGACCCAATGACCAATTGGTTTTCAGCGTTGTTCCGAAAGACGATGCTGGCTTTCAAGCAGAAGAAGAGTTCTCACCCATATTTTATCCTGACAGATTTAACAAGGTGATGCAAAAGGAACTGAACCGCGACGGACAGCAATGCCGTGGTGAGGACGTTTCGATTAAAGATTTCAAGAACGCTGACATTCATGCAACTGGAGTTTGTCTCGCTCGTGAAGTAGACACGCTTGAAGATATTCACCTTCACGATGGGAAGGTAGAACTATACACGCCAATCTCACCACAAGGCGGTCTTGAAGCCTACGTAAAGAAGGTAGAAGTTGGGGAAATGGATGGCTGGAATCCCCATGAAGGAGAATGGATGTTTAATTATACACTTGACTTCGTTTCGACTGGTCTTGACGAGTTTGGCGGCGACCAAGAGAACGATGTTGTAACTTCATTCTTGGAACAGCCATGACCTGTGGAACTGGTCCGAATATCTCATTCGAGTTTCGGAATGAAGATAGGGAAACGTATCTGAAGATTCGCCCCCGCTCGATGCAGTTCGATAGAACGCGGGGTAAATTTGACCAGTGCCAAGCTGAGTTTTCTCAAGAGGTAGCTGACCATATTCGACCGTATCTCAATAATGAAGATTCGTTTCTGAGACAACCACTTCCAGTAACGTTATTCATTGAGGGGAGTCCGATTTATCGGCTTCTATGGGTTCCTGACGGCGTTCGCTTTGGTGAAGATAACGTTCATATAGAATTTCACGACCCGCAGAAATATCTCACTCGTGGCGTTGTTGACGTTCGGCGTAAAAATATCAAACTTCGGGAAGCGTATGAGATGGTCTTTGAGAAGCGGGATACTTCTGGACCTGCCCTTTTCAACGATATAAAATTCACCGTCCCTGAAGAGGCGTTTAATGAGCTACGAACCGAACGTAGCAATCTCTCTGAGGTGAATTTTGATGAGGAAAATACATCGGATTTGATTGCCGAAGAAGCTCGTGAAGAACCGGCACTTTCGATGATTCAAAAATCGAGTGTAATCAAATCGCTCGAACAGGAGAACGTCTACAACATCATCGAGGGGAATTACGCGATTGACTTTGACAAAATTTCCCCGTGGGAGTGCATCACCCGTTTGAACGAGAAATTCGGCGTTCGGACATGGGCACACCCCGATGGGAATTTGTATGTTGGCTCTCGAAAATCTACGGGCGTCCCCCATCTTTCGGCACAAGATGATTCCCGCGTTTGGAAGATAGATAATTACAACGTTAATAGTCCCCGCGACCCCGTAGCTAAGTCTGTCATTAGAGGTGGGTGGGCGGCTGACCCATCCGAAGATTGGGTAGACCAAGCAACTGAAATTGCGAACCTCAATCGGGGGACCAAGGACTTCCGCATTGAGGCGGTGGCGAGTGTTGACTCTGGATACCTTCCGGGTCAGGAAATTTTCGAGGAACACATTGACGCGAAGAAAGATTCGCTCGAAGAGATAGCCACCCGGAAGATGATGAATAAACAAAAAGAACAGAACAGCGGATATATTGAATTTATCCCTGAATTTTCTGGAACTGAAGCATCAGATATTCGCTTCGTTCAAATAGGAGATGTTGTAATTACAATTCCACCTAACGACGGTAAAGATTGTGATACTAACATTCAGAAAGAAATATTTGACGTAGTTGGAGTCCAGATGGAGCTTCAAGAAAGTGGAAGTTGGAACGTTCGCGTTGATGTTGTAAAACAACTCGATGATGAGCTTCATCCGAAGAATATTGACACACGGCTTCGGTATTACGACCCCTTCAATAAGGAAACTATTGAAGAAGAACAATATACGTATATGCAAAGTGAAGATAATAAGGACTTTTGGCCGGATTTCATCTAATATATGAACCACGGAATAGTTACATCGAAGAAAATCGGTAATGATGGACACGTTATCGTAACAGTCCAATCAAGCCGTGCTGGAGTTACATGGCCGAACGTTCCTGTTGCACAATCTCATCCCGGAGCGGTTCAGAACATCAAGGAAGGGTGGCACGTTGCTCTCGACCAGTGTGACGACGGGCTGTGGGTTGTTGTTGGTGTGTTGAATACAGAACCGAGCGAAATCCCCAACACCCTCGATGAACGCGAACAGTCGGTGAAGTTTGGAGATGGGACTGAGATTTCAGTTCTATTGAATGATTCGGGGAATTACGACGTGACTGTTTCCGCTTCTGGAAATGTCACTATCAACGCTGACGGTAACGTGACGATTGGCGATGCTGATAATGCAGAAAGTATTGCGATTCAGAACCACACTCACGACACTACACTTTCAGACGGTTCGACGGGTACAAGCGGTCAACCAAACGAAAACGGTACTGAGACGACGGTGCAGTAAGGGTACATAAACCCTTTACCATTAATAGTATTAGAGGCTTTTTTTTTCATGGTCGATTTGGCTCTTGATAGAGATTTCTCCGTTTTTCTAAACGACAGAAACGAGGTGGGTACAGTTGACGGACGTGCTGAATTTGAACAATCCGTTCGGGTCATGGTGACTCACTTCATGCACACGTCGGTTATTGGAGAATCCAATCCGGCAAACGTCAAGAACAAAATTCGACTACAGATTTCCCGCGTTGCTCGTGAACACAACCGCCTCGATGGGATTTCGGATATTGTGATTGAGCAGTCCGATGAAGACCCACACACCTACGAGGTTGCAATAAACTACTACTCGGATTCTGTGTCCGAATTTGAGGTTACTGAATGACTTTTGAAGATGGAATTTACCTAAGCGATACACAGGAGCAGATTCTCGATGCGATGGTTGCCGACGCGAAGGAATACTTTGGCGAAGACCTGAAGGACGACGACCTCGCTACCATTCGTCTCTTTTACGCTCCTATTGCCGTACAGTTCGCTGAAGCACAAGACGACATTGGCCTTGTACTTCAGTCTGCACAAATTGAGTACGCCCAAGACGACCAACTCGACCTTCTCACGGCACTCATCGGAGTGGAACGTGACCCGGCGACGACTGCTACTGGTGAAGTGACGTTCTCTCGGGAAGAGGCGGCTTCTCAGGATTACACGATTCCGAACGGAACGATAGTCCAAACCGATTCTAATGAGCCAACGAAGTATGAGACGACCGAGAGTGTGGTTCTCTCTGAAGGTAGCACCAGCCAAGTTGCACCCATCGAGGGGTTGACGGCTGGAGTTGATGGGAATACTGGTTCAAATACTGTTACGATACTTTCGAGTCCTCCGGCGGGAATTGAGTCTGTTACAAACCCATCGGAGATTACTGGCGGGACGAACATCGAGACTGACGATTCGCTACGTTCTCGCGCACAGGAGGAGTTGGCAACTGGTTCTCGTGCTTCTGCTCAAGCTCTTATTTATGGGGCACGCGCCCTCGATGGGGTAGAATCTGTTAGCATCTTTATCAACGACACGAACGTAGATAATACCGGGAGTGGCGGCTTGCCGGACCATTCGTTCGAGCTTGTCGTTCTTGGTGGGAACAAACAAGAAGTGGGGCAGATGATTTTGGAAACGAAGGCCGCTGGTGACACCTCTTGGGGTGGCTCTAATGGAGTTGAGGTTACTGTTGAGGGCGACCTTCCAAACGGACAGACACATCCGGTTTCGTATTCTGAGCCGAACGCGGTTACTATTTACATTGACGTTGACCTCAAGAAAACCGACGAGTTCGCTGGAGAACACGCCGTTCGAGATTCGATAGTTGAGTACATTGGTGGACTCAATTCCGGCGGCAATCAGGATATGGGTGAGATTCTGGTTGGCGACGATGTTCTCTATGGAAAGGTAGAATATGCAATCCGTGACGTTGCTGGCGTCTATGATATTAATTCATTGACTGTCGGGACGGCAGATGGCCCGACTGGTACATCTGATATTGCCATTTCCGACAGCGACGTTGCAACGACGGATGCGACGAACGATTCGGTGATTGGAATCACGACTGAGGATGTTACCTTCTAATGAATACTGAATTTACCAAGGATGGATTGGTGATTTCTGCTCAGGATTTGAGCGCAATCAATCCAGATTCCGAAGATAATGAGCGTATGTTCCATCATGACGGTTCGTCTTCCATCTCGATGGTTGGCGGTGGGACGACAAGCCAACGCGGATACTACGTTTGGGATTCAGACAGTAGTGCATGGCATCCTCTGTTCCATAACGCAGACAAGCTCGACGGGATGGAATCTGGAGAGTTTGTTCACCGTGACGGCTCTCTCGCCATGGCTGGCGACCTCGACTTTGACCACTTCGGGATAACCAATGCTGACTTCATTGAGTCGGGGGCTGGTCGTCTAAATCTGAACAGCAATCACGCGACCCTCTCTGCTGAGAGTGCTGGCGGTTCTGTTCAACTGGCGGATAATAACGGTCTACTCCTTCTGGACGCGAATGAAGGAGGCGTCGTGAATGTTCCCAACACCCTCAATGAAGCAGGCAATAGAGTCGCTACTCGAACGTGGACTAACGCCAACGCTGACGTTCCGAACGCCGATTACGCCGATAATGCCAACCAACTCGACGGCTACGATGAGTCGGCATTTCTCCACGTCTCCGGCGACCAGATGGAGGGTGCGCTCGACCTTGGTGGATTCAATATCAATGACTCTGCTGGAGATATTACACTTGGAAGTAATACTGACATAGGTGGTATTCTCAACGTTGCTGATGAAATCCACCTTTCTGGAGATGAAGTTCTAAATACAAACGGCGGTTATACGTCTATTCTAACTGGTGCTGATGGAACAACTGGAGTTAATATATACAGTAAAGCCAACTCTCAGCATCTTCTCAAAACAGATGAAGATGGGACTGTTACTGTTCCAAGTGGAAATCTAACTCTCTCGTCTGGAAACTCTCTCGCCACGAAAGGTGCCGATATTTCGACCGAAAGTGGGGGGACTGACCAGCGAATCATTGCCTCGAACGACATTATCCTTCGGACTGGTGGGAGTGTCATTCGGCTGAAGGACAAAACCACAAGCGAGGATATGATTCGTGCCAAAGGTGGTACTGGTGGAAATGTAGAAATCCCACACCGTGACCTCAAATTGGATAGTGGGAATACGACTGTTACTGCTGGAACGCCGGTTAATAATGATATTTTCGAGTTTTATATTACTCACGGAACGGCAGATAATATTCGGATTGCTCGAAATGCCGCACAGTCTGTATCGCTTACTTTAGTCAACGATACTACCTCGAATAATCTGTTTAAAGTGAACGATAGTGGGAGTGTAGAAATCCCATCTGGAGACCTCGATATATCTGGTAACGTTTCTATCTCTGGTAACAATGGGAACGCATATTACCGTTCTGAGGGTTCTAACAGTTCGATATACCTTCAACCTCGTGATGGGACTGGAAGTGTCGTAAATGGTCTACAAATTTCAGGCGATGGAAATGTTGAAGTTGCGAACGGCGACCTCAATGTAGTCGGAAATTCAGTAACCGGCGATAACGGAACGTCTATCAATTTCACCGGCCAGCGGGCGCAACTTGTTTCTGGTGGCAATACTTTCCAGATTGAAGATTCAACCAACAGTCAAGCAATCGCGTCGTTCTTCGAGGGTGGGGATGTTTCCGTACCCAACGGTCAACTATCCGAGCAGGGTAATCGGGTAGCGACGAGAACGTGGACTGATAATAATTTCAATACTGTCTCGCTTTCGGTTCCAGTCACAAAGTGGGCCAGCGGAATTTCCAACGAGGAGATTTGGCGAATGGAACTTCAAGCGGGAGAGTCCATTGAGGTCAATCGCCTTGAGGTTCAGCCGAAGGGTGGCGGTGACGTAAGCGGTCTTTCCGTAGATGTGTATGACGTGTCGAGCGGGACCGTCATTGCATCTACATCAGATTTGACTACTGGTTCCCCGGTCGGGACGAGTAGCGATGGCGCGAATTGCATAGTGCGGTGAAATAGACCAGTTTTCTGTAATATATCAGGAAACCGGCGATTCCAACGGCCACGGCTACGAATTAATGAGTGGTGGTACTCGGGTTGCGGCCTTCGGTACTTCTCACCCCGATTGGATGTGGCTTTATGAACTTAATGACAGCCCGGAATACAGCACCTCATCTAATTCAAATTCATATGGCGATTGGATTCGCGTTAGGGTTGATATTGATTATTCAGACGGTACTGTTCTCTATGATTTCGAGAACCTAACTTCTGGAAATACTCATACAACGTATCGTCGGGATTTACTTAATAACCAAGAAGTAGATTCTATAAACGTTGTATCAGCATCTGATAAGTATGAACTTGCTAATAGGAACAACAGCTCACCATACCAAGAACATTATACTGATGATATAAGTGTCAATTATATCATTGACGTTCCAACTGCCCCTCGAAACGTCACGGCAACGGTCAATGCAGACGACCAGATAACCGTCGATTGGGACGAACCGAGTGATTGGGGCGGTGAGCGGGGCAATTACCTGATGAGAATGTCTCGTGATGATAGTTCTTGGGTTGCGCCAAATGGGGGTTCTGAAACAATAAACGATGATGGGAGTGTATCTTACTCTGAATCATACGGACCCAGTAATGATACTGGATATAATAGTGTTGTTGGGATAGATTCAAAGTTTCAGTTTTACGTTCGTGCTGAAAACAGCGCGGGTAATTCAAATTGGGGAAGTACCTCAGAAGTCTACACAACTCCAATTCCACCACACGACCCAAGTGTGAATCGGCCTGATGCTGACACGATTGAAATTTCTTGGGAAAATAAATCTGATACAGCAGATATCCCCGCTGAAGTATCTATGCGAGAAGATTCAGGTAGTGGATATGGAAGTTGGAAAAAGTTAGATAATTTTTACGGAACGTCAACTACAGTAAGTGTTGGTGATTCTTCTTCATATAACGACCTTACAATTAGCGATGATTCGAGATACCAAATTAAGCTTCGGTCGTTCAATACAAATGCTTCATCAACTCTATCAAGTGAATATGTCTACGCCGACTACGGCAACCAAAATAAGGTCTACTTTGAAGACGACTTCGAGGATGGGATAGACAGTAGTTGGGGAGATAGTTTCTCCGACAATCAAAGCGGTCTTCAATCTGGTTCATATGCAGACCTCGGCATTGATGGGGCAGATTCCGGGTCTAACTACGTTCGCATTGACAACGGAGAAAACTTCTATCACCAAATTGGAGACTTGTCTTCGGAAGAAAATGTAATCGTTCGAGCGGTCGTCGCCACCGGCTCGATGGATAATAGTAACGAAGAAACACATATCCAATTCTACGACGGTTCAACGTATCACGACCTTCGGACATTTTCTCACGAATACAATAGACAAGGATGGGTTCAAGTTACAGCCCTCGTTCCAAGTTCCTACTTAGGAACGGACAATTACGTTCGCTTCAAGGGTCACGGTGGCGGCGGCGACCACTTCGCCGTTGATAGAGTGGTTGTCAGCGACATTCTTCACGAATACACGCGACCTACATCGCCGGGTGCATTGAGTCTCGATACGTCCGTTGACCGTGAAATCACAGCGTCGTGGAGCCGGGATGCAACCTTCGGGGAGAAAACAGACTTTAACTACCGAAAGGTTGGTGCTGGTACTACAACCCAAGATGGGTGGCATACTGGAACACAACATACTGTAAACCCCCTCGATGATGGCGAAGACTACGAAATTGAAATTCGAGCGTTGGTTCCACAATTTCGGAATGGTAACTTAGATTTCCGAGCCGTGTCTTCATACACGTCTTCAACGGCAATCACAAATCTCCCGGCACCGACAAACTTTTCGATAGATGGGGTTGACGGTGCTAAGTATCTGATTTCGTGGACTGGAAACTCTAATTACGGAAACATCGAGGTCGCTATCAGCGCAACGGGTGGTAGTTCGTTTGTGACTGACGGTTCGACTTCACACACAAATACAACGTACACGACGGATAGTTACCCGACGAACAACGAACACGTCTTGAAGGTTCGAGCGACGACTGAACACACGGAGTCGGGCTATACGAGTACCGATTCAGAAATTCTCGCGGGTATTATCTGTACGTCTGAAACTGGTGTGTTGGATTCAGACCTCTCTGGAGAGGTGCGTACTGAATAATGCATGAAGACAAACCGACTCTTGGAAATAACGTTACGTTTGAATGTTCCAACGGAGGAATAATCACAGTTGTTTCTGACGACGGCGAAGCCGACTTGAATCGTTTCGGTGATGATGGAATCTTCGCATATTACGACGACCTCCACATTGACGCCTACAACGATATGACGGTCAATGTTGATGGCGATACTCAAGGAACGGTAAAGCACGTCACTGGTGATGCTGTGATGAAATTTGGTATATCAAGCCAAGAACCAAATGGAAAAATTGACGTGAAACTTTCAAACCTTCGCCCGAACGCTTGGTATCGTCTCCGATTCAATGGAGTTCTCGCGGCTTGCGATGGTGGTCGAGCGCATGGACGGACGAATGAACACGGTCTATTGGATTTTAACGAGGTAGAGATTCCTAATGAATGACGGAGAAGTTCTGGTATCTGGTGGTGAAGCAAGTGACTCTGGAGAAGATATTCTCGATGGCCTTCC